AGATCTAAAGAAGAAGTTCTTAACTTGATTAATGTTGAACTTCAAGAAAATCTTAGAATTTTAATAGATCCTAAGAAAAAAGATAGTTTATCTCAAGATAGAATAAACGTTTGGAAAAACACAGTAGCTGAAAGAATATATTATCATTTAATAGAAAACAAATGAACCCACTAGAAAAAAAACAAGATGAATTAATTAATTTACTTTACTCGCAAGTTGTAGACCTTACAATGATGTCTAAAATTGAACTTGGAGATGATGTAATAACTAAAATGAGTGAATTAAGCAAAGAAATTTCACATTTAAAAAATACATATGTTCCGTTTGTATCTGAAGTAGAAGAATTTAATGCAATTATGGGGAAAGGATGGCAAAACAGAACAACCCCAACCATTAATAAAAAAGATGCAGAATTTGTGATCAATTTTATCCAAGAAGAACTGGATGAGTTAAAACAAGCCGTAGAAGATAATAATATTGTTGAAATATTTGATGCTTTACTTGATATAACTTATGTTGGTTTAGGAAATGGTGCTTTAGTATTTGGTTTAAAAGATAGAATGCTAGCAGGATATGCTGAGGTACAAGCTTCCAACATGTCAAAAATATGTAAAACTGAAGAAGAAGCAATAGAGACAGTAAAAGTTAGAAGTGAGCAACAAGAAGAACCTTGCCATTTTGAAATAACAAATGGGGGATATACAGTATACCGTTCCTCAGATATGAAAGTAATGAAATCAATAAATTATTTCAAACCAGATTTATCCCAATTTTTTACAGAAAAATAAACTAAATAAAATAAATAATATGAAAACACCACAAGATGTAATTAATGATATTAGGAATTATATGTCCTCCAATATTATTTTTAGATTTCCCCACTATGAGGAACCCATCCTAAATTCCTTAACAGAACTAGAAACCATATTAAACCCAGTTGAGGAAACCATTGAAGAAGATATCCCTCAAATTCCTGAACCAGAATTTCCACAAGAAGATCAAATCGTTTTAATGAAAGACGAAAATGAAATTTATGAAGAATATATTGTTGATGAGACAGTAGTTGAAGAACCCGTAACAGAAACATCACCCGTTAAAAAACCAACAGTTAAAAAGACAGCACCTAAAAAATAACCCCAAATAAGTTAATAAAAAGCTTGCCTACTGGTAGGCTTTTTTATATGAAAAATTATGTATCAATTTATTTCCTTAAATATGTATAATAAAATAACATATGGTAGGAATATACAAAATCACCAACCCAAAAGGTAAAATTTATATAGGACAATCTGTTAATATTGAAGTTAGAAAAAGTAAATATACTTCAAACAATACTCAAGGACAACATAAAATATACAGATCCATAAAAAAACATGGATGGGAAAATCACATATTTGAAATTATTGAAGAATGTAATTTAAATCAATTAAATGAACGAGAAACATATTGGAAACAATATTATCTTGATTATTTCAAAAATGATTGGGAAATGGTATTATTTTTTAGTTTACATGATACTGGAGGAGGTCCTAAATCAGAGGAATGGAAAAAGAGTAAATATCGACCATTAATTCAATATGATTTAGAAGGAAATTTTATACAAGAATGGATTTCAGGAAAACATTATGCTGAAAAACATGGGTTAACTAATGGAACTCTAATTACTTTTTGTCTTAAAGGTAAATCAAAAACAGCATATAAATCCTTATGGAAATATAAAACCAAAAATTACCCAACAAAAATACCCCCAGTATCTTTAGAATATGAAAAGATGAAAATAATTCAATGTGATTTAATAGGAAATACTATCAATGAATGGGATAGTATCCTAGAAGCGTCATTATCTCTAAATATCAAACAACAAAGTATAGTTAATAATCTTAAAAATAGATCAAAATCTTCTGGAGGTTATATTTGGAAATACAAAAATTAATTCGTATATTCCATATATAAAATGAATTATTTAACCATAAAAATATAAATCAAATTGTTTCAATCAGTTTACTATTCTCGACAACCAGGAGATGATCAATACCATTATTATTTAAGAGATGATAAAAAAGGTATTAGTTGTTTCCAATACTGGTCTACATTATATAAGTTAGATGAAGAAGGTGAATTTGAAACACTATTTGGAGAGAGATGTTCTGCATTTAAAGGAAAATATGACAGAAAGGATCCAACAATATTTGAAAAAGATATAGACCGTGAATTAGTTTTATTGAGGGATTTATACTACAAAACAGATGATATGCCCTCATATCACAACTCGGTTTATTTGGATATTGAGATTGAAATTTTAGGTGCCCTAACCCCAACAACCATCAGAGAGGCAAACGCGGAAATTACCGCGATTGCTCTCATTGATGTTTCCACTAAAGAAAAACTATGCTTTATTCTTGATAAAGAAGGAGCAATGGAAGAAACTAATATAAATGGTAAATTAGTTATCCCATGTAAAGACGAAAATACCCTACTACGCAAATTCTTATCCAAATGGGAACAAATGGATCCAACCATTGTTGTAGGATATAACTCAGATTTCTTTGATATACCATACCTATATTACCGTATTAAAAAGCGTTTAGGAGATGAGGTATATCGTTTATCTCCAATAGGTAAAATTGATGAAAACATATACAATCCAAATTCTCCAATTAAAATTGGATTAGTTAATAGTCTAGATTACATGTTGTTATTGAAAAAATACATCATGAAAGAAGAACCATCATATAAGCTGGGAGATATTGGAGAGAAATATGCTAAGTTAGGAAAAATTGAATACAATGGTGGTTTAGATAAACTATTTAGAGAAGATAAAGAAAAATATGTTGACTATAACATTCGAGATGTTGAGATTATAGAAGCATTAGAGGAAAAACAAAAGTTTATCGAATTAACTGTGTTAATTTCTCACTTATGTCATACTCCATATGAGTCTATTTACTATAATACCACATTGAATGAGGGTGCTATTTTAACTTATTTAAAACGTAAAGGAATTGTAGCCCCTAATAAACCAACTACCACAAACCCTTCAATTAAAGAAATAGAGATAGACGATCATGTAATTCATCAACGAGGTACTCCAACTGTTGAGGGTGTTTTATATGAGGTAAAGGGTGATCAAGCCGTTATCCGAACTATGTCTGGGCATTATGTTAGTAGAAGTCTTCGCTCAATCCGAAAGAAAGATTCATATGCTGGAGGATACCTACTAGATCCTAGACCAGGATTATATTCAGATGTATCCGATCTGGATTTTACCTCACTATATCCATCTATTATCAAATCGTTAAATTTAGGTATAGAGACTTTAATGGGTAGAATTGTCACTGAAAATAACTATGAACAATATAATTCACTTGAACAATTAAAACAACGTGACCCTAAAGAAATCATCCAGATACAACGACTTAATAGAAAAAACTTCAAACTAAAAGATGCTACAATTTCTATTGGAGGTCTTATCAATTTGATTGAGGATAATGATTGGACTATATCAGCTAGTGGTGCTTTCTTTAGAACAGATATTAAAAGTATTTCATGTGAGGTACTAGAGGATTGGTTTAATCAAAGAAACCACTATAAAGGGTTAAAGAAAAAAGCAGGTAAAGCACAAGATTGGGAAAACTACAAGTTATATGATCTGTATCAGTTAGCATTTAAAATTTTACAAAACGCTTTATATGGTACATATGCAATCAATTCATGGCGTTTTACAGATGGATTTAAAATATGCTCCGCAGGTATTACAAACTCTGGACAGAGATTAACTAAAGAATCTATTGTATTTGCTAACCAGTACATTTCTGATCAATTAGATATTGAATTAAAAGAATTTGTAATCGCATCAGACACAGATTCACTCTACATGGAATTAACTCAATTGCTATTACATCGAAATCCTGATTTAGATTATAATGATCGTGATGAGAAAATCAAGCGATTGTTATTACTAACGGACGAAATGCAAACCAAATCAAATGAAAACCTTGAAGGTATATCTCGAGATTTATTCAACATGAAATCTGGTCATCATTTTGAGCTTAAACAAGAAGTAATTGTTGAAAAAGCATATTGGTCAGGTAAACGCAGATATGCAATGTATATTGTAAATAAAGAAGGTGTACCAATTGAGGAACTAGAGATGAAAGGATTGGATATAATGAAATCAAATTTCCCTCCATATTTTAGAAACTTTGGTAAAACATTAATT